TCTGGGGAAAATGTATTTATTAAAATGCCAATATGACAATTAACGAGCTAATGCTTGATGAAAAGCAAAAAAAGTGGCTTGACAACTTTATTGCCTACGCTGTTGGCGAAGGCGCTTTGGAGGCCGACCAAGCCGCTAAAATGAGTTACGAAGACAAGTTTAATTACTTCGTTAAATGCGAAGTCCAAGAAAATGAAAAAAAATGATTTTGGCGAGTGGTTTTACCAAAACATCTTTAAGCCGACGCTAGAGGATTTATCTTTGCCTGACGGGATAAGAAGAGACAAAAAGGGTTTCAGCGAGAATAATCCATATAGCGGCACGGCTGAAGAGTATGATATAGAAGTTGAAAAAGAATTAACCACAAGGCGGTGTCCGTCTAAAGAATAAATATGAGCACTCAATGGATAGAAAAGTTTAAAAGGGAAGGCGCTTTTATGCCCTTTGGCAGTTTGTGCAACCTTTTGGGGCAGATTTATGCTGGCAAACAGTTATCTTCTTCGCAGATGGAGGCATTGATTGACCTTGCTTGGAAAAAAGCAAAAGAAATGGTTGATGAGAAATACGAGGAAGCGCTAAACAAAGAGCAGGGACAAGCTGAATTGCCAATATGAACGCCAATCAGCCGCTTATTGACCACATCAACAGCACCTTTCACAAGCGAAAACTGGGCAGGTATTATGCCAGCGAGGTATGGGCAATGCACTCGGGCTGGCTAAAGCCAAAGCACTTTTTCCAGAAAAGGACGATTGACGAGGCAGGGGCAATGAACATTGCCACAGGTCAGGCAATGGAGGCAAGATACGCCCTTGCTTTAAAAGAAACGGGTATTCCCCACGAGTATGAGCCAAAGAAAGTAATCAAGATAAAAGAAGGCATTGTCTTGGTAGTTAAACCCGACTTTGTTTTCCCTAAAAGCATTTTGGAAACCAAAGCGCCAGTAAAAGTTACCCGCCGCATTTTGCCAAAGTGGGAGTTTCAGCTGGAAGCCGAATACCGTGCTTTTAATAAGCCAGTTTATTTAGGCGTCTTTGGTAACAACCGCCACCGCCGTCTTTGGCTGGATGTTTATCCTTATCAGCCCGATGATAAGCGCTGGGCATTTATGGCTGAAGTGCTGGAAAAGTTTGACGCCGAATTAAGAGAGATATATGGGCAAAGCAAAAAAATAGGGAGGGAAAAATGAAAAGGTCAGGACATCCAAAGTTTTATAAGCTCCTTAGCCGTATGGCTGAACTTCATTCAGCCAAAGCAAGCGACTATTCTGGCGACGAGCCGATGAAAGACATTAAGGAAGTTGCCGAGCTGGGCATTGAGCCGTGGGTCGGCGTAGTGGTCAGAATGGTTCATAAGTTTGGGCGGCTGAAAACTTTAGCAAGAGGAAGGCAGGCAAGGTGCGCCAACGAGACAATCGTTGACACGCTGATGGACATTGCTTGCTATTCGCTGATGGCGATTATCTTGCTAGAGGAAAAGCAAAAAGGGGAGTAGTCCATCCTCCCCGCCAATTTAAAATATGAACAACCAAAAAGTTAGATTTTATGAGGTTTCAGCTGAATGCCAGTTAAGCACAAAGTATGGCGATTGGCGGCTTTATGTTTACCGCCATAAGATTACTGGCAAAGAGCACATTTTCCTGCTTCACCCTAAAGCAGACACAAAAAAGCCATTGCTTATCCGCATCCACTCTAGCTGTATTACTGGCGATATTCTTTTTTCTAGCTTATGCGATTGCCACGAGCAACTAGCAAAAGCAATGCAAGAGGCCAAAAAGGCCAGAGGCGGCATTTTCTATCTTTTTCAAGAAGGCAGAGACATTGGCTTGACCAATAAAATCAGGGCGTATGCTTTAAAAGAAAGGGGTTTTGATACCTATGAGGCAAACAGGATGCTTGGGTTGCCAGATGACAATAGAGAATACCGCATTGTTGGTGAGGCGCTGGGCGATTTTAATGTGAAAGAGGTGGTTTTAATGACCAATAATCCAAGCAAGATTAAAGCTATTGAGGCAATGGGCATTAAGGTGCGCAGGCAAAGCCACGAAGTTGCTCCTAACAGCCACAATGAAAAGTATTTGAAATCAAAGAAAAAGCACGGGCATCAATTAAAAAAGGTCTGAAAATAATCAAAGCAAAAAAAGTGAATAACCTTATGAAGAAAAAAAAGAAAAAATTTAAAAAAGAATTAAGAGAAAGTGAATTAGGAAAGACCATTTGTGGCTGGTTAAAAATAACCACCAACAATTCATTCTGGAGTGATGACCATGCGGGAGACATTTTTGAAGAAGCGTTTGAAGAAATAGCCAACCTATTGGAAGATTTTCTTAATCAACAAAAGGAAGAGATTAAGAGGGTGATTGAGGAGAAAAAGAAAAAAGTAATAGTTGCTAATGATGATATGGACTCGGAACTTCGTTTAATGAAGGAACTTGGCTACAATAACGCTCTCTCTGACATCTTAAAAGCAATAGAAAACCTATGACCAAAAACAAAGCAAAAAAAGTGAATAAAGCCATGAGCAAAAAAAATAAAACAACTAAAGAGGAGAAAATAAATAAATGGGAAAAGAAAATAAATAAATGGAAAGAAATGAAAAGCGAAGAATTGCTTTCTTTATTCGGAAAGCTCAATCGTCTTTATGGTGGTGTTGTTAGAGAATCAAAGATAGAGAAAATTGGAGAATTAAGAAATGATATTAACTTACTTGAAGACATTTTAAGGGAAAGATTGTTAAGAAAACCTAACCCTACAGAGATTTTTATTTCTTAAACAGCCATAGCTAAAAGAAAACCTATGACCAAAAACAAAGTAAAAAAAGTGAATAAAATTATGAGCCAGATGTATCAAGGCGATATTGTGCGCCTAAAAATTAAAAAGCCGCTAGGCAAAGTAAGTTTTCAGCCCTTGCCAAAACAAGGATTGGTAGTGGCTGAAGGCGAGGTAACTGGGCATAAGCATTTGCTGGTTGCTGAGCCAGAGAGCTTGATTGATTTTGGTCGGGATGAGCATGGCTGGTATATTAAAGTTAAGAAAGGCAGGGCAAAATTGACCCACAATATCCACAAGCCGCTGATGCTGACAGAGGGGCTATGGTTTATTGGCGGGCAGTTTGAGTATTCGGAGATTGAGAAGCTTCGTAGGGTTCAGGATTGACTTATTAAGAGTTATTATGACTGCCAACAAACAGGGAACAAAAAAATACCATTATAATTGTTTAATTTGTGGCAAAAAAGTAAGAAGGCCTGATAGGAATAAATATTGTTCACGAAAATGTTATTACAAATCACGGGAAAAACTATTGCGGCATTGTTATAGATGTGGGAAATATTTGCCCAAGGAAGAATTTTATTATTATGGCAATAGATACCATTCGATGTGTAAAAAGTGTCATTCTTTTTATATGGCGGAATGGGCTTTGAAAAATAAAGATAAACGAAAAGTTAGTGACAGAAAACAAGCAGACAAAATAAGGATGGAATTATTAAATCATTATAGCAATGGAAAATTGGAATGTGCGTGTTGCGGCGAGAAAATGATTGAATTTTTATGTTTAGACCATATAAATGGAGGAGGGCATAAAGAAAGACAATCTTTGAAAAGCCACGGTGGAAAAGTTTATTATTATTGGCTTAAAAAACAAGGTTTTCCTAAGGGAATTCAAGTTTTATGTCATAATTGTAATATGGCTAAGAGCTATTACGGAAGTTGTCCTCATAAATTAAATGAAAAGGAAAAATTAAGAAGAGTAACTGACTAAAAATGATTAATTCAATTAGCAAAGAACAAGAGAGCAAAATCCCAGAATATATTGTCAAGTGGATATCTCTTGCCTCCCAGCCGATTGATAGAGACAAGGCAAGGAAGCTGGCAGGTGAAATCTGGGCAAAAGAAAAGCCATTGGTTTTTTTCGGGGAGTCTTTGGAAAATACAATGGGGCTTATTGCCGTTGCTTTAAAGTCGGCTGGGGCAGAGAAAATAAAAAAAGGAAATAGCCAGCTTAGCTTCCAGCTTCACTCTCAGCTTGACTCCCAGCTTGACTCCCAGCTTTACTTACAGCTTGAATCCCAGCTTCGCTCCCAGCTTTACTTACAGCTTGACTTCCAGCTTCGTTCCCAGCTTTACTTACAGCTTGACTTCCAGCTTTACTCCCAGCTTAGCTCCCAGCTTGAATCCCAGCTTCACTCCCAGCTTAAAAACAGCGACTATAATTTTTATACTTCTTATTACCTCTACGAATGGGCTGGGATTTATAATTACGGAAAATATATCGGGGTTGAGTTTAATGGAAAACTTTTGAAAAAGTTTTTTGATATTCTGCTCAATCTGCCTATTTGCGTTTTTGTTGGCAATGCCGTTTTTGTGGTAGAAAAACCCCAGTGCCTGTGGGTTAATGGTGAACTGTCCAGCCAGACCAAGCCAGCTATCGGTTGGAAGGATGGCACAGGATTTTACTTTCTAGACGGCATTCGTTTTGAAAAAGACTTGTGGCAAAAGATAGTTGGCAAGACCCTTCCAGCCAAAGAAGCATTTAAACTAGAAAACAGCGAGCAGCGGCTAGTAGCTTTAAAATATCTGGGAGCGGCTAAGATGATAGCTGAACTAGGCGGTGAAACTTTTGCTAAAGACCAATACGGCGAGCTTATCCGTTTAAACAAGATGAAAGACACGGTCGGCGACCCTTATGTGTTTTACAAAGCCCTTGACCCCAGCGAAGGCGAGGATGTCTATATCAGAGTCGCCCCTGATGTAAAGACACCGCAAGAGGCAATGACAAAAGCTTACCGCTTGGAGCTTTTTAACCTTAATTACAAGCCAGAGAAAAGGACTTAGGAATATAAACGTATGACTAAAAACAAAGCAAAAAAAATTGAAGCAGATAAAGACTTTTGGTTGTGGAAGGATTGTTTAATTGGAAAGTATGCGGGGAAGACATTAGGAGATTATATGGCAGAACAATTTTTAGGGATTGAGAGACCATTTGAAGACTTTCCTAATTGTTGGGTAATTTATGAAAAAGAAACCAAAAAGAAATCTATGTAGCGCCAATAGCCAAAAGGGTTGGCGTAGGGCGTATCCTACGGGATAATTTGAATTATTAACTAATAAACCTATGACCAAAAACAAAGTAAAAAACTATGAGATATCAGGATGATTTTATTAACAGAGTGATATGCGGAGACACCTTGGCAGAATTAAAAAAGGTCGTTAATTAACCAATAATTTAACCAAAGATGAATAAGCAAAAAGAAAAAAAATGGAAAGAGGTTGTCCCTAGTGACCGCCACGATTGGGATGCTGAACCAGTGTTAGAGGGTAAGTATGTTGACTTGGAAGAAGATGTCGGCCCGAATAACTCCCGGCTTTACCATATCCAAACTCCAGACGGCGGAATAAAAAAGATTTGGGGGTGTGTAACTCTAGACGCTAGAATGAAGGAAGTTCCCCTTAATAGCGAAGTCCGCATTGAGCTTAAAGACAAAGTAGCCAACAAATATGGCAGATTAACTAAGATTTTTAAAGTTAGCGTTGCTGAAAATGAAAAACAAATCCCTTTTTAAAGCCGAATGGTATCAATCATTGATTGATGACCTAAATGCTGTTATTGGCGAAGGCATTAAGCATTATCGGGAAACATTGCTCAAAACTTATTACTTCGTCGGCAAACGGATTAGCCAAGAAAAAGAAAACTTTACCCGCAGCCAGCTTTATGGCCAGCGCCTAGTAAGAACAATTGCCAAGTCATTGGGCAAAAGCGAGACAACTATCAAGTATGCGATTCTGTTTTATGAGAAGTTCCCCAAGTTTGAGAGCATTTACCAGCTGCCTGAAGGGCAGAATATCAGCTGGAGCAAGATTGTTTCCAAGTATTTGCCCAAGCCCAAAGAGTGCAAGCATTTAAAGATGGAGGTTCAGATGGTGCCAAAGTATATTTGCGCTGACTGCGGCAAGACTTGGTATGCTGACCCCCGTCCGCCGAGTGAAAAGAAAAAAAGGCAAGCTATTCAGTTCCCCCGTGACTGGTATTGGCAGGTGATTGCCAAGTATCAGGAGCTAAAAGGCATTGAGTTAAAAGGCGAGGAGTTTAAGCCAGTTCATCAGGACATTAAAACAATGTTTATGAGCGAAAGGACGCCTGTTGACATTATCAGGTGTATGGAGTGGTTAAACCAAAAAGATGAGGAGTGGAAAGAAAACTGGAACATCGGCACAGTGAAAAAGAAAATGCCCGAGTTTTTGGCTAAAAAAGATAAGCCGCAGGTGGGTTACTACTAAAATGGCAAAGATTTATTTAAAAGGCAGAGTTAGCCCGCTTGAGGTTGCCAGTCAAGCAGCAGAGAAGATAAAGGATGCTTGGCTGACGGGCAGGTTAAGCGAGATTGTTTCTGTTGGTGATGAGTTTTTTAAGCGCCAAGACCTCAAAGGCATTAGTTTAGAAAAGGCGGTTTTGGCCGACGAGGCACTTTATAGTGAAACCGAGCTGCTGGAGCTTGAAAAAAGGTTTGCCAACTGGGTGGAGCAAAAAAAAGATTTATTGCCAGAGAAAAGCTGCCTTTTTTTCAGGTGGCTGGCTGATTTGGGCATTATCAAGGTAGACAAAGAAAACAATTATTTTTCTTTTAGCATTTGCGATATTGCCCGATTTGAAGAGTTAAGCAAAAAATACAGTGCCCTTAAAGGATTAAGGACAAAAAACTTTAGCCAAGAAGATAGGCAAAAGCTGGAGCTGGCAAAGCAAAAGTTAAAAGAGGCATTAAGTTTATCAATTAAAAAATGAAAAAAGCAACCCAATGTTTAGCTTGCGGCTTGATTTTTGCTTCTGGCGATGGTTACCGAGTAAAAGCAACGGTGTGGCGAAAAAATCTTCTTACAGGAGAAAAAACCCTCGTAGAATTAACTGGATTGCTTTGCCCGCTATGCGCCCATAAAGCGGGTTATAAAGTTAGCAAGCGAAAAAAGAAAAAATATGGCTTCTCTGTTTAAGTTTTTTTTAGTTTTCTTTTTTAGTTTTTTGCTCGGGTGGATGATAAGCGCTATTTTTGCCGCAAGCGGCAAAGACGAGGAAAACTAAAAACCGCCATCAAAAGGCGGTTTTTAGCTGCTTATTGGCAAACAACCAATGCGTCAATCAGGTCAGCAGCTCTTAGCAAGAGCCAGACAAGGACAATGACGCCAATTGATTGAGCAAAATTGAGCAGGAGCGAGAGGCGGAGAAAGACTTTTGTCTCTTCGTGGCTGCCGTTTTTGTATTGGAACATATTTTTTGTTTAAAGTGCTAGTGATAACTTAAAAGCCCGCCCCCTGCAAGCCTGCCGTGCCTTTACGGCATTATCCCCGCTAAAGCGGCGATAACTTGAGATAAGACACGAACAAGCGAGCAAGAGGCGGACTTTTAACTCCTTTGACACTTTCGGCTTTTGATTATAACTAGAGCCAGTGTAAAAGGCAAGAGTTTTTTTTGCCTGCCAGCCTGCCTGCCGTGTTTTGTCTCTCAAGAGCAAGCTTGCAAGGTTTGCGACTTTTTAGTTGTGAAAGGACTTTTTATCCTTCATTTCCATTATACGCAGAAAAAAACATTTGTCAAGACCCTTGACTGATTTTAGCTGTGGAAAACTTGACAATCAGCGCCAGTGTTTAGTTAAACTAAAAAGAAAAACAAAAAAATGGCTAAAAAGAAAACAAAAGAAAATGTCCCAATAAGATATTACTCCAGCCCTAAACGGGAGAAGTATATCAAGAATTTACTTCAATACTTACTGACAGGCGAAGGCAACCTGGCTGATATTTATTTAGAAGCTGGCTTTAAAGCAAAAAACAGAGCAATTGCCCGTAGTAACTCTTGGCGCTTGAAAAACCACCCGCTGGTAAAAAAAGAAGTAGAGAGCTTAAAGGATTATTTAAAAAAATACATGCCCAGTGAGGCAGTTGCTTTAAAGTTAGCCCAACTGGGGTTTACTGCTGAACCAAGAGCAGCGCTAGAAGCCATTAAGCAGCGAAACCAGCTTCTTAACGAATACCCGGATAAAAGAATCCAGCTGGGAGTTTATAAGGCCAGAGAAGAGGTTTTTGAATAACTTTCCCGCAGACAGAAAAAGCAGAGAGAAAAAGAACAAAGATAAGGAACAAAAACAGAATTTTAACTTAACTTATCCATATAAGGATTAACGCTAAGTAGAGCGGATTAATACTAGCTAGACCAACGGAGGCAAGAGGGGGAGGTAACTTTCCTCTCATACACACCCCTTTTTTAGACAAACTACCAAGAAAACCCTCTTGAAAACCCTTTTCTTAAGATAAACCCTCGAGAGAGTTTAACTAACAGAACAGGGAATAGATACTTTTACTGATGAAATAATAACTTAACTGATAAAAACGCCTTAGAGACCCCATAGAAGCCCTTAGAAACGATTATAGGAAGGGTATAGGAATACCCCCTACACCCCTCCTTAACAGAAGGGAATAATAAGAGTTAGTCCCCCCACACAGTAGGGAGAAATCTGACAAGAGGGAAATCTTTACAAGAGGGAAATCTTTACAAGGGTTTGGTCAATGGCATTGACCTATCTTTATGAAACTTAATGACCAGCTTCTTCAGGAGAAAATACAATGGAAGCCCTTCCCTGCCCAGCAGAAAGTTTTAGATGCTTATTTGCAGAAAAGGCATATTCGCCTTGCGGCGGGGACGAGGTTTGGCAAGAGCGAACTCTGCGCTTATCTGGCTCTTAGAGAGCTTTTAAAAGACAATAAGCACATTTGGATTGTTGCTCCGACTTATGACCTGGCAGACAAAGTGTTTTCTAAGCTGGTAAGACTTATTGGCAAGGGCTTTCCCCAACTGGCTTCCTGCGTTACCAAAAGACCTTTGCCAATGGTCAAAGCGCCTTGGGGGTCTTGGGTGCAGTGCAAAAGCGTAGAAAACCCGACTGGCTTGCTGGGAGAAGAATTGGATTTGCTCATTTTTGACGAAGCGGCTAAATCTTCGCGGAGGATTTGGGACGAGTATTTGGAAGACCGCCTTTCTTCGCGCCGAGGCAAGAGCGTCTTCATTTCCACCCCTTGGGGGCAGAACTGGTTTTATCAGGAATGGCTGAAAGCCAAAACCAGACCCGATAGTGCCTCTTTCCGCTTTGAAACAAGGGACAATCCATATTTCCCGCCTGAAGAGTGGGAGCGCTTAAAAGAAATCAAGCGGGAAGACATTTTCAACCAGAACTTTCGGGCTATGTTTTTAAGCGGCGCAGCTAACTTCTTCCGCAACATTGATGACTGCATTGCTGGCGATTTCGCCCCTTATGAGTCAGGCCATTATTACACAATGGGCATTGACTGGGCAAAACTTAGAGACTTCACGGTTGCTGTGATTATTGACCGCTCCCGCCATCACGTTGTCTGCCTTGACCGCTTTAAAGGAGTTAATTACAATCTGCAAATGAAGCGTATTACCGAGCTGGCTCGTGATTACGGCCGACCCCAAATCTGGATGGATACCACTGGCTTGGGTGAGGTCTTATCTGATGTTTTAAAAACTGGCGGACGGGGGCTTAACATTAGAGACTACAAATTTACCAACAAATCAAAAGAAGCCCTGCTGGAAAAACTCTCTATCTGGATTGAAAAAAAGCGCCTCACTTTCCCCAACCACGAAATTCTAGTTGACGAATTAAAAACTTTCGGCATAGAGTATAGCCAAGGAGGGAGACTTAAATTAAGCGCACCAGAAGGGATGCACGATGACTGCGTTATTGCTCTGGCGCTGGCTGTCTGGCCGCTGCCAGAAAATCCTGTTTCTTTTGACGAGGTGCGTGTTATGCCTTTCCGCTCACCAAAATTCATTAACTAACAATTTTTGTTATATGCCTGCCAACCAATCTATTAGCGCCATTCGACTCAACCGCTGGGAAAAAGAAGCCCTGGCGCTTATTAGCCGTGAGAGAAGCGCCTGGGAACATAGCGACGTCTGGGTCAGCGACAGCGCTTACTTCAATATGCGGAGCGAGATTGACGCTGCCCGCAAAAACTATTTTGGCCAATATGAGGACTCAATCGACGATACCAGCGACTTAAGCAAAATCTGGATACCGCTGACTGAATGGACAGTGGAAAGGATGGTTGCCAACATTGACCTTGACACAAAAGACATCCATTTGCGCCACCCCGAAGGCAAAGACAGCAAAGGCGCTTTGCTGATGAAGCTCATTTTGGCTAACTTTTTAAAGAAAATAAACTTTGGCGAGTTTTTAAACGATTTTCTGCGCCGCCTGGCAATTGACGGCACAGCTATTGCCAAGTGTTACTTGGCTTACAACGAGGAGTTTAAGCGCAACCTGCCTGTGGTTAAAGTGGTTGATACCCTCAACGTCATTGTTGACCCTGCTGCCTATTCCCTTCAGGAAGTGCCCATTATTGAAAAGGCGGTGATGACTATTGATGAAATTGAGCGCTACCGCGGCAAATGGAAAAACCTTGATTACATTGACTACTCCCAAGGTTCAGTGCCGCAGACGACTATTTATGAGCGCTGGGGCAAAATCCCACTGGCATTTGTGACCAATAAAAAGTCTGACGCTGGCAAGTGGGTAGAGGGGCATTTGATTGCTTCTGGCGGAGCGCCGCAAAAGAGGGCGACTTCCCATCTTGCCGAGCAGACTTATATCCCCCATTATGCCGAAGTGAACAAGAAAAACATTAAGCCCTACGAAGAGTGCTGGCTGAAGCGCGTGCCGGGCAGATTTCACGGACGCGGCATCCCAGAGCAAATCAGCGGCCTTCAAGAGTGGATTAATGCTATTGTCAATATCCGCCGTGAAGACCTGCTTAACAAGCTGGCTGGCAAATACAAAGTCCGCAAGGGTTCGGGATTGAGAAGAAGCGACTTTGAAGCTATCAGGGCAGGCGGGGTTTTGCTGGTGGACAATATGGACGATATTCAAGAGCTTCGTGAATCAGATGTCAAGCCGTCAGCTTATCGTGAGCCGCTGGAAATGACGGGTATGGCGGAAAAAGTTACTGGGGCAATGGAAGTCCCCAGCACGCCAGGCATGCAGGCGACGACAGCTATTGTCCAAGAGCGCGGCGCAAGGTCAATTTCCAACCTTATTCAGGAAAATGTCGGTCTTTTCCTTGAGCGCCTTATTAAAAGGCATTTAGTTCCCCTTGTCCTTGAGTCTTTAAAAAACGGCGAAATCTTGCGCATTACTGGCGAGAAAGAAGACTTAGCGATTATTGACGATGCTTATACAAATTATGTCCTTTCCACCAAAGGCGAGAACCTTTCACCGCTGGGCAAAAGAAGATTGATTGGGAGAGTCCGCCGCCAGCTGGAAAAGTGGGGCAATGACCGCCCGTTAAAAGTTTTAAAGGAAGTCTTTAGCACCGATTATGATGTTGATGTCTCGGTTACTGCAGAACGGCTTGACACCGCCCTTATCCTGCGCAACCTTAATGACTTCCTGCTGACTTACGGACGCTTGCCACAAGCAGATTTAGGCGTCATTAACTCCGTAGTGAAAGAATACCTGCAAACGCTTGAGCTTCCTATCAGCCGCTTTATGCCTAACAGGCAGGCAGTTCCTGTTACGCCGCCCAGCCCAGCTTCTCCAGAGCCGAGGAAAAGCTTGGCAACGCCAATGGGCGAGTTTCAGCGTGCCAGCGTCGAAGGCACGCTTAGCGCTAATAAAAGAGTAACTTCAAAATAATGCCAATTAGATGCCCTAACGGGACAAAACCCCGCTACCGCTGGGTTACCAGAGGCGGCAAAAAAATCCGTCTTGCCTTTTGCGGCAAAAAAAAGGTAGTCGAAGTTAAAAAAAAGGGCGGTAGAGCCAAAAGAGTAAAAAGATGAATATTAAAAAAGAAGAAAAATACGCCGAAATAGCGGAAAGCTCTTTTTGGCGGCTGACCAAACAAGCTTTACAGGAAGAAATTGACCGTCTTTGTTCGCTTGACAATATCAATAGCACCGAGGAATTATGCGGCGCTAAAATGGCTAAGAAGATTTTTAATGAATTTATCAGGAAAATTGAAGGAGCGCGTGATGTTTTAGAGTTTAGAGAATAACTGATATGTATAAAAATAAAGGTCGAAGACAAATCTTACTGATAACAAACCACTATGGTTGACAATCCCACTTCCGTCCCTGGCGAACCAACATTCCCAGCTGACACCAGCCCAGACAAGGGTTCGTCAGAAGGAGTGAATGCTAACCAGGAAATATCTCCCGAACAGAAGATTTTAAACCAGATTAACGAGGCAAGCGGGCGCAATTACGCCTCTTTAGAGGAGGCTATCAGCGGCGTCAAGGAGACATACAGCTTTGTCGGCAGCGAGGCAATGCAGGAAATGCAGCGCCTTGCTAAAGCAGGCGAAAAGGTTTTATCTCGGCAAAAGCCGCAATCAAGCGGCGAAAGAGTTGAGCAGTTGGCGCGGCAGCTGGAAGAAATACGCTTTACCCAAAGCTATCCAGAGGCCAAATCAATTGCCAGTCTTGTTGGCGACATTGCCAGCAAGCGCAATCTTAGCTGGGAGGACGCCTATACCCAGACGCCAGAAGGCAAGAAATTGCAAAAGCTGGTAGAAATTGAACGCAAAGAACAGGAGGCGGCTAATCCCGCTACCGTCCAATCTGGTCAACGGCTGTTTGGAGAAGGCCGAGCAATTACCAGAGACGAATTTAGCAAGCTTCCCCTTGAGGAACAGCGCAAAATTGTCTCTAAATTGCCGACCTACGAGAAAATATTTCCCAAAGGACAATATTCTTCAGGTAAGAGAACAGGATAAATTAAGGCGTGAATTACGATGGCCGCTTCTACAACTAGTACCGAAGCTGAATTGATTGCTGAATATTGGAACAATGTTTTCTTGAGCAATTTGCGGGAAAACTTGTTATTCTGGAGGTTTGGCATGAAGAGCACCCACGGTAGAGGTCAAGGAACAATGGCTCACTGGATTGGGCTTTATGACATGACTGCCAGCGGTTCGCTGACAGAAGGCACTGACCCAAATGAGCACACCTTGAGCGCTCAAGACCAGACAGCAACTGTATCGCAATACGGAGGTTCAGTTCTCATCTCTGACCTTCTACAGCAAACAATGCTGCCCGGCTCTTATGAGCAGATGCTAGCTAATCTTGCCCGCAATGCCAGCCTGACAATTGATACCGTTATCCGCGATGGTGTTTTCACCGCTGGCGGCAGCGCTCAATATGCAGGCACGGCTGTTGCCAGAAACAGCATTGCTACCGATGGCAGCTTTGATGCCGACATTACCGAAATCCGTGAGGCAGTCAATTCATTGGAAAGCAATAAAGCAGCTCCCTTCCCCGATGGACGCTATGCAGGCATTATCCACCCCGATGTGAAATATGACCTTCAGGGCGATACCGCCCAATGGGCGGAAATCCTGAAGCATACGCCGCAAGGTTTTGCCCAGTTTAGAGATGCCGCTGTCGGCGCTTCCAGAGGCGAAGGCGTTGGTGCTGTCGGCGAGATGTATGGTGTGAAGTTCTACATGACCACTCAGGCATTAGTGCTTGATGGGGAAGGTTCAGCTTCCACTGATGTTTATCAGTCATATATCTTCGGCCCAGAGCACTTTGGCGTTAGCCAGCTGCAAGACGTGCAAACCATTATTAAGAATCCACATCCTGCCAGCGACCTTGACCTTTACGGGTCAATCGGCTGGAAAGTAGCTTTTGCCTACAAGGAGCTGAATTCAGCGAGAATGGTGCGTCTAGAATCTGGAGCTTCGTTGGGCGACTAAAATTGGTAGCTCACCTTGCCCCTTTTGCGGGGGCAAGGATGAGCCACGAATTATGTTGATTAGAAAAACATTTGAAAGCTGGCTGAAGCAGTTTGATAACCATTTGCATATTGAGCCACTGGTTAGCAAGATTGCTGGCGAAAAAAAGGGGGAAACTGTCGGCACGCACGAAAACCAAGATGTTGATGTTTTGTATTGGGGCAACAGACGGCTGTGCAGCGTCCCTAAGGGGCTAAAGACTTCAAAGGGGTGGGCGGTAATCAATGACAAGCGTGATGATGAGGGCTATGTTACCAGCGACGGCATTCAGCACCGCAGCTTAAGCGGCATTGGGCTGGTGCTGATGCAAAACGGTATTATTGATGCCAAGCAATTTGTTCGGCATTTTATCAGCAGCAGGAATAAAGAGTTTCTGCAAAAGCTGATTGCCAACGGCAATTTGCCGTTTTACCACCTTTAACAATTAACAGATGGCCTCTCTGCTGGGGGCTCTCGTATAGGGTGTTACGCCATCTGAAAACGAGAGCTTCCAACAGAGAGCAAACACCCTATGAGAAAAAGGGAAAATGCAGTCAAAAAGCCGCTGATTAGCGTCGTTATGACGACTTACCAGCGTCCGCAAAGATTAAAAAAAGCAATTAAATCAGTCATCAACCAGACATTCCAAGATTGGGAACTGGTCATTGTTGATGACGCCAGCCAAGATGAAACTCCAAAAGTTTGCCAGAGATTTGCCCAAAAAGATAGTCGGATACGTGTTATTAGGCGTGACACTAATTACGGGCAGCATACACAACCTAAAAATCAAGGCACGCAAGCTGCTAGAGCGGATTTAATTGCTTATCTTGACGACGACAACGAATACTTGCGAGACCACTTGCAGGTTCTTTTTAAATACTTGGGCGACAGCGATATTGTCTACGGCGACCGCTGGCTGATTGACGAAACCAATAGTGTCTGGTGGACAAGAAAAAAGAAGGTCAAAGCGCCGTCGTATAACTTTAGCGGCTTGGTGCTGGCAAAGAGAAATTATATAGACACATCTGATGTCCTTATCCGCAAAAAAGCGATTGAAGCTATTGGCGGCTGGGACGAAGAACTGCCCAAGTTTGCTGACTGGAACTTATGGGTGAGACTATTTAAGGCGGGGTATAAGTTTAAACACATCCCCATCATTATTACTTCTTACTATGTCCACAAAGGGTCTAACCAGTTTAGGACTAAAAGCGAAATTGACCCCTTAACTGGACTAATTAAGCCGACATTTGACCCGTCGGCTTGCCCTATTTGGCCAGACAAAACAATCTACGGCAAGAGAAAGAAAGCAAAGGCAGCTATCTTTACCCTGACAATGAACCGCTTGGGATATACCAAAAAGATGTTTGCTTCGATGAAGCGCAGGGCTGGTTATCCGTTTGACTGGTTTGTGGTTGACCAAGGGTCAACTGACGGCACTCGCAAATGGCTGCGTGGCAAGGCGCACAAGCTCATTAGCAACAAAGAAAATGTGGGCATTTCCAAAGGGTCAAACCAAGCCCTTGACGCTATCGGCAAAGATTACGATATTATTATTAAAGCCGACAATGACTGCCTTTTTCTGACTGACAATTGGCTTCGGGACATTGTTGATGTTTACAAGAGGCAGAAAAGGATTGTTATCTCGCCCAGAGTAGAGGGCTTGCGTGACAGCCCTGGCGGCGTTCCCCGAACCCAGTATATGTATGTTGGCGAGCATTTTTTCGGCTTAGCACCGCATTTGGGCGGCATTTGCTGCGCCGCTCCGAGCGAGATTTACCGTGATTTCCGCTGGGACGAAAATGACTTCCTCCACGGCGAACAGGATTATATTTTTTCTCAATACGCTATCCGTCAGGGATATATTCTTGCCTATGACGAAAACATCATTGTTGAGCACATTGAGGGGACAGCACGACAAGAGGAGAGATACCCAGAGTATTTTGCTCAAAGAAAAGAGCTAAAAACTACCAAGTATGAGAAAAAGTAGGGCGACAATTTATACGGCTATTACGGGGGAAAGAGATAAGATGAGGGACGATATAAAAGTGTTCACTGCTTACAATAGGTTCAAAAGCCCAGTTCTTAATGCCAAGATTTACAAAGTTCTTTCTCACCTTTTTATACCGACCCGATACAGTATATGGGTAGATGGAAATGTTTTTCTCAAGAGACCAGCAAAGGAGTTTATCGGGCTTCTAGAGGGCGCTGAGATTGCCGTATTCCGCCACCCTGCCAAGAATTGTCTTTACGAGGAAGCTAAAGATTGTATGGCAAGGGGGATTGGCAATCTCGAGACAATCGAAAAACAGATTGAGAGATACAGAGAAGAGGGCTTCCCAGAGCGCGCTGGGTTGGGAGCTTGTTATTTGATTATTAGGAAACACACAAAGAGGATTGAAAGATTGAACGAAAAATGGTGGGCGGAAATCTGTAAAGGGTCTGTAAGAGACCAAATTAGCTTTCCCTATGTGTTTTATAAAGCAGTAAAATACCTTCCTTCTCAATTACTAGACGATTATCTTGAGAGGAAGCCGCATAAAAATGAGATATGAAAACTTTATCAAAATTATAGAGGAAATTAAACCCGAAAAAATAATGGAGATTGGCGTCTGCCACGGAGAAGGGGCAGAGATGATGATAAAAGAAGCATTGAAACACAGAGATGATGTTAAATATTACGGGTTTGATTTGTTTGAGGACATAACCCAAGAACATATACAAAAAGAAGACAGAAACCCAGAGAACTTCGGGATTCCTCAATCGGAAGCAAAAATACAAAAGAAGTTAGGTGGCTTGGGAGCTAAGATTTATCTTTTTAAGGGAGATACTAAGGAAATTCTACCAAAAACAAAACTACCCAAGATGGACTTAATTTTTATTGACGGGGGGCACTCTTTAGAAACTATTGAAAGTGATTGGAATAATTGCAAGAAGTTGATGCACAAAAAGACCGTAGTGATATTTGACGATTATTGGAATCGGGAAGATTTAGGGTGCAAGCCCCTGATTGATGGTCTCAAGGGAAGCAAGAAATACAATGTAGAAATTTTAGAACCTAGAGACGAGAGCAGAGAAGAGTGGGGAATAATGACAATAAAACTAGTAAAGGTAACCCGAAAATGAATGTAAAAATCCTAGCAGTCCCGAATGACTATCAGTCTGGATATTACAGAATAAAACAAATCGTTCAGCATTTACCGTTTGAAATAAGGCAGAATCAAGCTCTAACAGAGGAGGATATAAGTTGGGCAGATGTTATTTGGCTTCAAAAGATTTTTCGTAGACCAAAAATCATAGCCATTTTACACCAGAGGGGCAAAAAAGTGGTGTTGGATGTAGATGACATTATGGATGACGACAATGGGACAATGACTCCGTTGCCTGAAGACATCAAAGAAAGATTTTATGTTTGTATGTCACGGATGGACGCTATCACTACCCCCAGCCCTTTTATCGCTAAGGTTTATGGAAAGTATAATTCTAATTTTGAAATATTGCCGAACTGCATTGACCCTGATGTCCGTCGCTTTAAAAACAGAAGGTGCAAGGATAAGAAAATAAGAATTGGCTGGGTTGGCGGTGATTCTCACTTTAAGGATTTGGAATTTATTACTCCCATTTTAGCGGAAATCCACAGGGAGTATCCCCAGACAGAAGTTATTTATTTCGGTTTTGGCGAGGAGTATAAGTGCAAATGGCTAAAGTATTATCCGTGGGAACTAGACCAAGCTATTTATGCCAAGAAATTCGCAGAATTAGGGTTTGACATAGGGATTGCTCCATTGACTGACCTATATCTTAATCACGGCAAGTCAGAGCTGAAGTGGGTGGAATATTCTTGGTATAATATCCCTTCAGTGGTAAGCAATGTCTGCTATGAGGGAAAAGTAAGGCACGCCCTTATTGCCAAGGATGAAAGAGATTGGTTTCGCCATTTAAGCTACCTGATTGAAAACCCGCAGGAAAGAAAAAAAATGGGCAGGGACGCTGGCAGATATGTCAGAAAGGAATATGACCTTCACAAGAAAATCGGTTTATGGACTGATTTTTTCAATAACTTAAAGGTCGCTAATTAACCAAAGGCGAAAAAATAATGCCTAAAGCAAAAAAGACAAAAATAAAAACAAAAGTCGCCAAGGAAGCGGCAAAAGAGGAAGCTAAAAATTCCCGCTATCCACGCTCACGCTATTGGCGAGTTCATCCTAACAGACATCAATAAAATGGACGCTCTTGTTTCACGCCAATTGCGCCTTCAGCTCAATGCTTGGCTGGAAGGGTTGGCAATGCGGCTGAATATGAAAGACAAAAAGGTTTTAGAAGTCGGCATCGCTGGCGACGAAAAGCCAAGCGGCTCTTACCGCTTTTTCGGCAATGGCGTGTCTGAGTGGAAAACGCTGGACATTGACCCCAAATGGAAGCCAGATATTGTGGCTGACATTACTCAAAGCGGACTGCCGAGCGACTCATTTGACCTTGTCATTATGACCCAGACTATAGAGCATATCTGGGATTACCGCAAAGCGCTCAGCGAGATTTGCCGCATTAGCAAAAAATATGCCATTGTTGACTGCCCGTTTGCTTATCCCTTCCACCAAGATAAGATGAGGGCTGACCAGCACTGGTCTCATTGGGACGATTATTGGCGCTTTACCCCGTCTGCTTTTAAGCGGCTTTTAAAAGAAGCTGGCTTCCGCAAAGTGCAAATCAGTTATCATCACTTAAACACCCTAGCTTTTTGCAGAAAAATATGAAGAAGGTAGCTATTATCGGTGTCGGCGTCGTCGGCGGCGCTCATAGCAAGCTGTTCCCCGACGCTGTTTTATACGACAAAGCCCAAGATGAAAGCAGTCTTGTTGGCAAATACCGCCAAGAAGTCAATAGCTGCGATGTTGCTTTTGTCTGTGTGCCTACTAACTTAAACGAAAATGGCGAGCTGGATACGAGTATCGTAGAAAAGGCAGTTGGCTGGCTGGAAACCCCGCTGATTATTATCCGTTCAACCCTGCCTGTGGGCACAACTGATAAGCTGAAAGAGAAATATAAAAAAAGGATTGTTTTCCAGCCAGAATATATTGGGGAAACTCCTGCTCATCCTCTGACCAGTTTAAAACAGCGCCAATGGCTCATCTTGGGCGGCGAAAAAGGCGATTGCGAACTAGCTGTTCAGCTTTACCACGAAGTGTATAATTCTCAAGTAAGAATACACATTACTGATGCTAAAACAGCTGAATTGGCTAAGTTAATGGAAAATGCCTGGATTGGGACAAAAGTCGTTTTCTGCAATAAAATGTTTGACATTGCTCGAGCTAACGGCATTTATTGGAACGAATTGCGTGAATTGTGGCTGGCAGACCCACGCATTAGCCGCTACTATACTTTTGTTTTTCGGGATAATCGCGGCTTTAGCGGCAAATGCCTGCCAAAGGACATCAGCTCTCTTGCCAACCTTGATAAAAGCGGATTTTTTAAAGACCTCTTAAAGCACAATGACAAATTGCGAGAAACAAACTTGGGTGATTGATTTTGATGATTATTCAGCCACGCACCCTGGCCATCATTTATTGCTCAAGCTCAAAGAACATTTTCCCAATTTCAAATGCACTTGCTTTACCCCTGCTTTCTCGCTAGCGGTTTTTTTCAGAAAAATGGAAGTGGAGAAGTTTAAGGAGTGGGGCAAAATAGTTGCCGCCAACAGCGGCTGGATTGAAATCGCCCCCCACGGCTTTTCCCACCTTAAAGGCGAAATGCTGACTAAGGACAAGAAAAGGGCTGAAATGATTATTAAGGCGATTGAAAATCTGTTTGGACAACTGGGTATTCCCTTTGTTAAGATTTTTAAAGCACCGCATTGGCAGATTTCCCCAGCGGCTGAAGAAGTTTTAAAGGAAAGGGGCTATGTTCTGGCGATTGACAGGAACAAGCCAACTGTCCATACCGATATTCCGACTTATGTCTGGAATTGGGATATTAAGGACGTGCCTTTCCCCAAACATTACCCAGTAATTAAAGCTCACGGGCATATTTGGACTACGCCTGGAATCGTCAATGGGCTTGACGAATGTTTGCCCAATCTTTTACAAATGCCCCAAAACGCAAAGTTTCAATTTATTAGCGAATACTTAAAAGAAAATGGACAAGACGTTTAAGCCACGCATAATTGAAGCGGTGCAGGAAACGCCAAGCGTAAAAGCAGAAGCAAAGCCGCAGAGAAAACAAGATACCGCCAGATTTGTTACCAGTGAAAAAGTGCTTGACAGCAAGCCGCTTTCCCTTTTTGTTGAGCCATACCTAGTAGAATTGTGGGGCGTGAAAGACCTCTATGTTGACAATATCAATGGTCTTCAAGATAAGATAAAAACAATAGACGAGTATATTGTTGGCAAAATACGGGCAAGCAAAATGGGGGAAACAGTAGGAAGCTATCGTGAAGTTTTAAAGCTCATTGAAGAGAAACTTGGTATCTCCAGCAACCATCCTCGCTTTGCGAAAGTTGATTTGATTTTTGAGATTGTAAGCAAGGCGCTTAAAGACAAAAAGCTGGAAAAAAGGTTGGGAATTAAAATAATTCATACTTTTAACGCATTTTAGAAATGGGTGACAAATGGTCTCGCCCACGCAGTTTGGGCGAAATCTTAAACCAGTCGCTTGACAGCACCTATCGCATTTTAAAGACTGGTGTATACGGTTGGACTGGGTCAACAATGGCGCAGATAAAGGTTGACAGCGATGGCCAGATTTATGTGGCTAACCCAGCTGGAGAGCAGTATGCTGACGGAACAAGCGTTAATGCCGGCTATAAAGGCAATCTTGTTCTCGGCACAGACGGCTCTAACTATCAGATATTAGCTGTTGATAGCTCTGGACACTTACAGGTAGATGTTGTTTCTGGCGGTGGGACTGGCGGGACATCAATGGCTGATGACGCCGCCTTTACTGTGGCCACCACTAGCTTTACTCCTGTCGGCGGACAAACAACCGCTGATGCGGTTAATGCTGGTGATGCTGGCGCTTTTTTGATGGACACTGACAGGCATCAGCAAATAGATATTGTCGATATCAGCAAGGGAACGCAAACCAATGATGTTAAAATCACCCTTGACGGCGAGACGGTAACGGTTTCCGCTACTGACTTAGATATCAGGGATTTAAGTTCGGCAACAGACAGCATTGCGATTGAAGGGGGAAATACAACTGATGTTAAGGTTACTTTAGACAGCGAGGTAGTAGCTGTCTCGGCTACTGACTTAGACATTAGAGATTTAAGCTCAGCGACAGATAGCGTAGCAGTTGAAGGGGGAAATGCAACTGATGTTAAGGTTACTTTAGATGGCGAAACAGTAGGTGTTTCAGCTACCGACTTAGATATCAGAGATTTAAGTTCAGCAACAGATAGTGTTGCGATTGAAGGAGGGAACACGACTGATGTCAAGGTTACTTTGGATAGCGAGGCAGTGGTATTGGACTCTCCGACAGACGGGACATATATCGGCGACATCAAGTTTGGTGAAGCACTGCCTTCTGGCTCAAACACTATTGGCTCGGTTCAGCTGACCGATGGGGTAGAAACAGCTTCAGTCAATGCCTCTAACCAGCTGGAGGTAGCAGTGGGCAATACAGTCAATGTGGCAGATGGCGGCTCATCTCTGTCAGTTGATGACGGCGGTGGTTCGCTGACTGTTGACGGCAGTGTTACTGTTTCGGCTACTAACTTAGACATCAGAGATTTAAGTTCAGCAACAGATAGTGTGGCAGTTGAGGGAGGAAACTCAACTGATGTCAAAGTTACTTTAGACGGCGAAACAGTAGGTGTCTCGGCTACTGATTTAGATGTCAGAGACTTGGCGGCAACGCAGGATACTGTTACTGCCAAACTGGCAACTGATGCTATTCAAAACGGGACAACGGCTTTAACGCCAAAGTTTGCCAAGATAGATGTTGCCAGCAGTGGCGATAATACTATTGTTGCGGCAGTGTCAGGAAAGAAAATAAGGGTATTGCAGTATGCCCTTGTTTGCGGAGCGGAGACAACTGTGCAATGGTATTCAGGAGCGGCAGGCACAGCTCTGTCAGGGGATATGCAGTTTATAGCTAATGGCGGTATTTCCAGCTCATTTAGCCCTGTTGGTCTTTTTGAAACAGCGTCAAATACCGCTTTAGTGCTGAACTTATCAGCGGCAAATGCTGTTTCTGGGCATTTGGTTTATGTAGAAGTGTAATTATGGCGAGATTAGACTTTGCAAAACTGCCGCCAGAGGCGAGAGCAAAATATTCTTTTGCGAACAATGCCTTGAGATTGGTTAAAATCAAAAACGCTGAAAAGGATAAATATACAGGCGAGCCGAAAGACGAGATAAATGTGATTATTGGTGATGATAAACAGCCAGACATTTTTTGCCCGCAGGTAAAGCTATGCCGCTGGACAAACGAAGTTAATTTTTCAGTCAGGTTAAAAGACAATGGTTATCACTTGGCTGAAATGGGTGCCACTAGAGACAAAATCAAATGGGCTAAGGGCGACAGCGAGATAGAGTTCTACGACTACGACGAGGGCGAAGGGGGGTATAAGATGGTGTGGCATTTGAAGAAAAAGCCAAAAAGCAATGTAGTTGAGTTTTCTGTTTCTGGCAAGGAGTTGAACTTTTTTTACCAGCCGCCTTTAACTGAAGAATACCAAAATGGCTACAGCGAGGAGTTTGGCAGAGAAATAGTAGTTACCGAAATCCAAGTCAAGGATTCAGACGGCAATGTTTTGGTGGAAAGACCAGAAAATGTTGTGGGAAGTTATGCTGTTTATCATAAAACAAAAGGCGGATTGGTTAATAAGAACGGCAAAGAATATAAAGCAGGCAAGGCGTTTCACATTTACAGACCGAAACTAATAGACGCAGAAGGAAAAGAGGCGTGGGGGAAATTGAGCATTGATGTGGAAAAGGGGATTTACAGGGTAGAAATCCCACAGGAGTTTTTGGATAGTGCAGTTTATCCGATTAAGAGCAATGACACTTTTGGGTATACGAGTGAGGGAGGAACATCTTCTACTACAAGTCAAGCAAAATGTTTAATTGGTTCAACTACAAGATATACAGCTTCTACAGGAGATACTATTACGTTAATTTCTCTTCTTACTAATGAAAGTTATAGTGGAACTGGAAATGTGGCAATATATGATTATAATGGGTCTGTTCCAGTTAATAGATTAGAAGACCCAGCAGACATTTCATTACCCGGCGTATATCCAAAAGATTGGTATGATACTTCTGTTCTGTCATGGCCATTATCTAATGGGATAACTTATGGTGTTGCATTTGTAAAAGGAAATCTTAATAATGTCTATTATGATACTGGTTCTGGCAATGAGACTAGCAATGGTGCATTGCTATCAGAAACTTGGAGCCATTTTTCTTATTTAACAGCTAAATACTCCATCTACGCCACCTACACGCCGTCAGGGGGGGGAGGCGGTGATGGCAGATTAAATCTTTTAGGCGTTGGGCAATAAAATGGAAGAAAAAACATACAAGCCACAGGTTGTTGTCCCCCAGCCAATAGGTATTGAAAGCGACAGCGGCGCAGAGAAGCCAGAAAGGAATACAGAGCCAATGCCCCGCCACGACGAGGCAGAGGTTAACCCTGACAGCCGCCCGCTGGCACTTCTGGAACTGCCTTATCTGGTTGAATATCTTGATATCGGCTCTTTATACGAAGACAACATTGATGAAACCTGTAAAAAGGCACAGCTTATTGACAAGTGGATAAGGCAGGAAATGATTGACAGGGGGTTTCCGCTAGTGGTAGTCAATTATAAAAAGATTTTAGCACGGATAGAGAAAGTTCTTGACCTTGACCCTAGCCAAAGCGGCTACAAAAAATTGAATAAAATTTATCTTTATTTTTATCTTAACCTCCCTAAGGCAGAATAATGGCAAAATCATACAAGTGGAAAAAGAAATACTCCATAGCAGAGATAAGGAACGCCTCGTTTGACCCCAACAGCCGCCTTTTTCTTGTTATCCTTTATGGCTGGGACGGGTCTAATTGGGTTGCCCTGCGTGTCAATGCCAGCGGCGAAATAGTTGTCAATACTTAAACTATGGCAAAAGACTACAAGTGGAAAAAACCATATTCGCTGGGCGAAATGGAAAACGCCTCGTTTGACGAGTCATCACGGCTAATGAAAAGAGCCGCCTATGGCTGGGACGGCTCTAGTTTTGTTGCTTTGAGAGTTAATAACTCTGGCGAACTGATTATTGACACAACTAACCTTGATAGCCGCTATCTTAAACTTGACGCTTCAAACGACCCGATTACTGGCGATTTAACTTTTTCAGATGGATTATATTTAGCAGTAGATACAGTAAGAGCCAGAGATGGCGACGGGCTTAAACTTTATGATGACGGGGGAAACGGGATATTTGTTGAGGACGGAGGAAATGTGGGAATTGGGACAACTTCCCCTGCGGCAAAGCTGGATGTGCGAACTAACTTCAATGTCAATGACGAGCTGTTCTTCAATGAAGATGGTGGTGGAGGAGGCGTTAGCTATGGTGTGCTTTTGATAATGAGAGGAAATCCTTCTCTTAGTAGTGGCTATGTAGCGCTAGTTCTTGAAGACCCGACGACTGATATTACTACTGGCGACCTTCCTCCTGATGGAGACCCGCCAACGCAGTTTGCCTATGACCCTCCAGGTGATTGGGGCTTTGGAGCAAACGCTACAGTTATTGCTACAAATAACGCACCATTCGTTGTTGTTGATAACGATTATACAACTGCATTTTATCTTGACCCTGCGATTAACGCTCTTCGTGTTGGAGATAGCAGTCTTTTAGGCACTACTACAGATTTGCTTGTAGACGGCGATGTCGGCATCGGCACTACCACTCCAGACGCCAAACTTCAGGTAGTTGGCGACACAATGTTTGGCGATGATGGCACTAATTACGCCTCTTTTGCTTCAGACGGGGAATTAACCCTTCACGGCACAGCCAGAGTTACCAGAGATTTATGGATTGATGCGGCAGGGATAAAAGCACCTGGTGCTAAACCAGCTACCGAAGTCTCTTTTGGAACGCTAGAAACATCAGCTTGGGAGTTTAGCGATGAAGGAGTGGAAGCCAATCAAGAAAGTGTTAGCTGGCGGATAGCTATTCCTTATGATATGGATAGAACTGAAGGAGTAATACTAAGAATTGGCTGGAGTTCTGCTTCAACTGGTAACTGCAAATGGCAGTTAAAATACCGCTGGTTTAGCCAAGATGAGGATATGACCCAAGACGGGGAAGAAACTTTAACAGCGGTTGACGCCGCCTCTGCTACTGCTAATGGCTTGGTGATTACCACTATTGAAGGGATAAATGCTCCAAGCGCTACTGACGCGACTATTATGTTTAAGCTGACACGGCTTTCAGCAGACGCTGAAGACACCATTTCTGACACAGTAGAGCTCCACGGGGTTTGCTTTAACTACACCAGCGATAAGTTAGGCGAGGCAATTTAAAAGTTAATTTTTAAACAATGAACAAAAAAGAAAAAAGACCTTTAACTTTACAAGAAAAGGCCGACAAGTTTGCTAGCGAGTATAATAAGCTGGTGGCCAAATACGGTGTAGCAATTGATGTTTTCCCTGTTTGGGTTTTACGGGATGACGGCTTTTATACGCTCAAAATAGAAAGGCGCATAGTCCCTGTCAAAAATGCCTAATTTGCTTTTTATTCACAATGCTACTGGGAGCAGGCTTTACCGCATTTTGCCGCAAGCCAAGTATTTATCTTCACGGGGTTGGGATTGCAAAGTTCGTGGCTTAAAGTTTGGACAAACTGGCGGCATTAAGGACTTTGAAATGAAGTGGGCAGATATTATTGTTATTGAGATGACCTATTCGCCAGAGTTCATCAAGGCGGCAAAGAAAAGCGGGGCAAAAATCATTTACGAAATGGACGATTTGATGCATAAGGTTTCTAAAACGCATTATGCGTATAAAGACCTTAATCCGTGGCGCACTTTTTTGACTTTCTGGTCAGTCAAGCAGGCAGACGCCATTACAGCCACCACTACGGAGCTGAAAAAGCACTACCAATGGTTTAACCAGAACTTCTATGTCCTCCCCAATTATCTCGACCTTTCTTTTTGGGAGAAGCCCTATCTGCCCAACACATCGCCAATGATTAGACTGGGCTGGTCTGGCGGCAAGAGCCATAAGGAAGACCTGCTTTTCATTGCTCCCGTTATTGAGAAGGTGCTGAAGAAGTATAAAAATGTCAAGTTTGTCTGTTGCGGCTATGGCGGCACAAACAGCCCTGATAGGTGGGTGGAATACAACTATGGCGAGAAGATTTTTAAAAACCTGCCGCCGCAGCAATATGAGTTTTCTCTTGGCGCACCAATGGAGGTCTGGCCAAGCAAGCTGTCCTCTATGCGCTTTGATATCGGCATTGCCCCAGTAGTAGAAAATGTTTTTTCAAAATGTAAGTCAAACTGTAAAGCGCTGGAATACGGCATTAACCGTGTCCCTGGCGTTTATCAAAAGTTTCTTTACAAAGACGCTGTGATTGAGGGAAAAACTGGCTTATTAGCTACAACAGAGAAAGAATGGTTTGACAAAATATGCTGGCTTGTTGAAAATGAAAGCAAGAGAAAAGAAATGGGCAAAGCCGCTTATTCTCACATTAAAAAGAACTTCAATTTTATTTCTCACGCCCACAAATGGGAAAATGTTTATAAGTCTTTATTGGCGTAAAAACCTTGCAATTCAACAATACAGCCACTGAGCAGGGCATTTTACAGGACATAGATTTTATCTGCTCTACCAACAGCTCGACATATTCTATCCCAGACAAAACAAGGAATGTTAACCGCTGGCTTCACCGAGTTGTTGTTACCATTCTCGACTCAATGGGTGAAATGGATTTTCAAGGCGAAATCGCAACCGCTGATTTAAGCGCTACACAGCAGGAATATACTTGGCCGACTGATATGCTGACCATCAAGCGGGTGGAGATTGATTATGATGGCGATGGCGATTATGTTGCCGCTAATCCGTTTGACTCCTCTTCTTATGAGGGCACAATCAGCACTTCGGCAGAAATCAACAACATCTTTACTGCCAGCAATCCCAAATACGACCCCTACGACAATTCTCTCTTTCTTTATCCTGTCCCCGACACAGATGTCACGGATGGCTTAAAAATCTGGTATAGCAACGAGGTATCAGAGTTTACGGCAACTACCGGCGGCAATACTGCTGAACCGCCATTTCCAGAGCCCTTTCACCGCATTTTATCTCTAGGAGCTTCTCTTGATTATGCTCGTAAGTTTCATATTAGCGAGCTGATTTCTTTTTGCGAAAGAGAGCTTTATGGCGACAGAAAGAAGGTCGGTTTGTGGAACGAGTTGAGAAGCTTTTTCTCTACCCGTGTGACCGATAAGCCGCTTTCCATCAGAACCTCCTATTACGATGAAAACTACAAATAATTATGGCTACAAACTGGACTGAAGTTACAGAGATGGGCGATACTTGGCAGGAAGCGAATTACGCTTGGTCAGAAACCGATGCCACTTGGGGGGCTATTGCTGATACCAGCTGGTCAACAAGGTCGCAAGTTTCAACAAGTTTTACTGGGCGTTCTGAGCCAAGCACAAGCTGGACAACTAGAACGCAACCTTAAAAATGGCAACAATTACTACTATCAGCGCTAATGACAAAATATCTGACAGCCGAGCTGTTATTAATACCAATTTTGCCAATTTAAACAGTGACAAAATTGATGTTGACGGCAGTGTCGCCTTAACCGCTGACTGGGACGCTGGTGAACACAAAATTACGGTTAAAGAGCTTTTGACTGATACTATTTCTGAAGAAACTACTAATGCTGGGGTTACGATAGACGGGGTTAAACTAAAGGACAGTCAGGTTAATACTGACCAGATAAATGAAAAAACTGCTAATGCTGGCGTGACCATTGACGGCGTCAAGCTAAAAGACAGCCAGCCGTATTGCGATGTCATTAACGAAAAAACAGCTGGTTCAGGGGTCACAGTTGACGGCGTTCTGCTGAAAGACTCCCAAGTCAGCACTGACCAGATTAACGAAAAGACTGCTAATGCTGGTGTGACCGTTGACAGCGTCTTATTAAAAGACGGGCAGGTTGAAGTTTCAGGGCATATCCAAGGGACGACTGGCAATGGCTTTTTGGAGCTTCGCGGCGACTCTGGGGCGACTAACGATGTTAAGCTCTATGATACGGGGATTTTAGATATTGAGGGGCAGTCAAGGGCAAGGGCTTATCGGGCAACATCTGTTCAGGCAATTAACGATTCAACTTGGACAAAAGTCCAGCTTAATGCTGAAAGTTATGATACCCAAGGGGAATTCGACTCAGCCACCAATTACCGCTTTACCGCAACAAAGGCAGGATATTATGTTGTTTCTGGCGCTGTTGAGCTATCAAGCGTGGGGCAAGTAACTAAGGTAGTAATAGCATTTTACCGTAACGGAAGTTCTGTCTCTCAAGCTTCTTTTGGCGAAAACCTAGGGAGCGGAGGAGGGGCGACCCATAGCGATATTATTTATCTTGCCGCCAATGATTATCTTGAGCTGTATGTCTACCAGAACTCGGGATTTTCGCTTAATGCCCAAATTGGAGAAAATATTACTTTTATGAGCGTCCATAAAATAAGCTGACACTATGCCGATTATCAAAATAAACAACTTCCATCGCGGGCAGGCATCAAGCCCATATATTGACGACGGCGCTTATGCCAAAGCGGCAAACATTGATATTTTCGGCTTGCCAGGCATTGCAAGGATTAACTACAAACCAGTAAAAGAATCAGGGACGACTATCGGCGATAATATCCCGTCGAACTTTGCCAGAGACCCAGAATCCGCTACTGATGTTTATGCAACTGATAATGCGTCAAATGTCTATTACTCAAACGATGCTGGTGGTAGCTGGAGCTTATTAGCATCTGGCAAAGGAACTAAGTGTGCTGTTTGGAAAGATTATCTTTTTGTAGCTGGGACAACAACGCTCAATACTTATGGCCCTCTTTCTGGCACACCTAGTTGGACATCTTTCCAGACTAATCTTGAAAATACTAGTGAACACAAAATGCACGTTAGCCGCAATGACGGATTGCTCTATATCTGCAATGACCGCTATGTGGCCTCTTTAGAGGAAAAATCGGGTCAGAATTTTGCTCCTGGCACATCAGCCACTTATACTTGGACGCCGCAACATCTGACTTTGCCAGAGGGCTTCCATTCGCTTTGTCTGGAGGAGCAAAGAGAAAACCTGCTCATTGGTAGTTATTACGGCAATTCTGCCAGCCAAATCCAGCGAGCAACTATTTTTATTTGGGACAGAGAGAAAAATTTATATGATTATCCGTTAAGCATTCCTATCGGGCTGATTACCTCGATGATTAATGTTGCTAACCGTGTTTATGTTGCTGGCGGCAGTCGGGGCAAAATATATCTTTTCAGCGAAAACGGAATGACCCCCCTTTTCCAACTTCCTTTTGATTATGATGACGGCGACGACATCAACATTGGCCTTTATGGCCGACAAGGACTGGCAGTCTGGAAAGACCAACTGCTTATTGCTCTTGACAGCGACGACGGGCTTGCCCCAGCAGGCATTTATGCTTATAAAAACGGGGCTTTAACTTGCGCTTTTCTGCCCTCAACTGGCGCAGACGGAAGCAGCAATCAGTTAAGAATTGGCGGCATTTACGCCTTTGACAGAAACACTTTATTGTATGGCTGTTTTGACGGCGGCCAAGCAGTCGGCAGCCGCGGCTTTATTGACAGAATAAAAGACACTTTCAACCGTTATGACGGCTATGCTGCTTATCTAGAAAGTCTTTATTATCGTGTTGGCACAAAACACAAGCCAGCCAATTTCAGCAATGTAGAGGTTCAACTGGCAAGGCCGCTACAAACTGGTGAAGCAGTCAGACTGAAATACCGCACAGGCATTACTGACAGCTGGACAACTATTGGCACTTTTGATTTTGCTTCCTATGGGGCTGTTTCATCTAATGTCTTTAAGCTCGGCTTGCACGGTATTGAAAACCTGCAAGCAAGGATTGAGCTTGAGACAGGGTCAAGCAGCAAAAACACCCCTTACCTTTATGAGGTTGTAATCAGATAATATGCCAGAAGCAGAAGAAGAAAAAAAAGCAGACCAGCAAGAGGAAGAGGTTATCGGCATCCCTACTGGTTCTTACATTGCCCAAAAAGAAGACGAGTTTTTGTCCCACTCTCATCGGGGCATTGGCACATCGCCAATTAGGGCGGTGGATATTATCAGAACGCTTGACTCTGGCTGCCGTGTTTATCTAGGGTCAAATCAGGGTGGCATTGCCCAAAATGTGGTGACACGAATAAATTTTGATACTGAAGACTTTGACCTGCGCAGCGAATACGACAACTCAACTAATTATTGCTTTACAGTTAAAAAAGACGGCTACTACTTTATTCATGCCAATGTCCATATGACCTGCACAAGCGCTGATGAAATCTACAACATTTACATTTACAAAAATGGCAGCAACCATTCCCGTAATACTATTCATTCAGCTAGGGCCAGCAATTTGACACTTAAAGTAACTGATGTTATTAAGTTGGCAAGAGACGACTACGTTGACATCAGAGTAATGCACGGCGTTGGCACTAACCAATTAGCATTTGGCAATTCCTCTGATACCTATCTAACAATTTTTAAAATCTTTTAATTAGCGTTATTGAAATATGCCCACACTAGGAGAAATGATGAGAAAACAAGGTGTTTCTGACCTAGGCGAGACATCCCCAGAAGGCGTGCCAGTTTGGCCAAGCCCTGAACTGGTAAAAGCTGGAGCTGGAGGATTTTTAAGTCGTTTTCTAGGCAGAAGCACAATGGAACTAGGTGAACCTCTTTTTTTTAGAGACATAGGAGAGGAGCGCCTGCAGGAGTTTGCAGGCCCCAGCGCTGCTATACCAGCTGAAATTCCCGCTGAAAGCGTCTTAGCTCCTGAAGCGCCAATGAGCCGAGAAGAAAAAATGGCAGCTATCCAGCAGGAAATCCAGCGAATTTCTCAAACAATCAGCGGCTTAACCCCTAAAGTTCAGGCAGCTGTTTCGGCAGCTAGGCCAACAACCACAGCAAGAGAAAGAGAAGAAGAGCCAGAAGTGCCTGAAGGATATATTCGTGACCCTGAACACGGGCGGTTGATTAAAATTGAAGACACTGAACCAAAGCCGCCAGCGATTAACCACCAAGAGATTGTTAACGATTTGCTGAAAAATATCCAAAATATCAGGGGCGACCTTGCTCAAGACATCAAAGACATTTTAGCAACCAGCTCAACTGAAACTGCCCAGCAAATAATTGACCGTCTTTATCCAGAACTGCCTGAAAAGGTAACTGAATTAGACCAAAAACTAGCTCAACTGGACACCCAATATCGACTTCAGCGCGAACAAATTATGGCGCAGCCATATCCGGGCGGCATTTTAAGGGGACAGGAAGCGCTGGCTTATCGCCAATATGAAATTAAGAGGCAGGGACTATTGATGGAAAGAGAGGCCTTGATGGGCGATTATGACAGGGCTGTTGAAAGAGCAAACACTGTTTTGGGGCTGGAGATGAAAATGAGAGAAGAAGAGCGGGAAAACCAGCGTTTGGCTATCGACCTTTTAATGCAAGAAGCTGATACAGAAGAAGCAATTCAACTAGAAATGTTTAAAAGGCAGCTTGATAGAGCCGAAGAAGGAGAAAGGCGAGAATACGAGCAAGCGATAAAAGAGTTAGATGCTATTACTGCTATTATGGCAAAAGACCCAGCTGCTTTTATTGGCTATGGAATGCCGAAAAGCGTTGATGAAGCCATCAGGATTGCTGGCGAACGGCAAGCAGCACTGGAGGCATTTGATATGGAAATGGAGTTAGCTAAATTAGCCAGCACGACTATCCCAGCACCAAAGACGCTAACAACCGATGAGGGTATTTTCCAATGGGATACAGCTACGGGAAGGTGGGTAGATACAGGGCTTGATAAGCCAAAAACGAAAGCAGAAAGGGAGGTGGCTGCTGAAGCTCTATATAATCTTTCAAGGATTGACAAGGCAATTGAGTGGCTGAAAGCTGGCGAAGTAGCCACTGGCCCGGTTAGAGCCGCTCTCTCTGCTATTGGCAAATACAGCCCCTTCCACCCGTTTAGAAACGAAAGACAGCGTGAATTTGAAGCGCTGCTTGGCGATATTGCTACAGAAAAACTCTTTAGTATTGGCGGCAAGGTCTTGCCAGCCCAAGAAATTGCCCGCATTGAAAGGGGCAGTGTGCCTAAAATCACCTACGATGAAAAAGAGAACTTAAGCCGCTTGGTAAACTATCGTCAGGAGCTGGAAACTATCTATAAAAGAAATCTGGGTGTTGGCGGGGAAGAAGCTAAAACCGCTAAACCGATTATCCTCCAAGACCCCAGAACAGGCGAAATAAGGCAATGGGACAATCTTTCCCCAGAAGACCTTGCTGATGCCCTTAATCAAGGATATATTCTTCTAACCCCATAAAATATGGCTTTTGATTTTCAATCTGGAAAACCAATCACCCTTCCACCTGCTGTTGGCGCTCCCAAAGGCGACTTTTCTTTTGTCAGCGGCCAGCCAGTAGAAAGGCGTTTGCCGATTACTCCAGAAAGGGAAAAACCCTTTGGAGAAAGAGCACTTACCTTTCTGGGCAAGGTGACTGGAGTAGAGCGCTTAGGCAAGGGACTGGGGCTGGCAATTTTCCGCCACCTTACTCCTGAAGGACGAGAACTTGAACGGCGCATTGCCAGCGGCCAAGCAACACCAGAAGATTATGAGGCATATGCCAAAATTTATGAGGATATTCCGACTGCCCAACAATTGGCAGGTGGAGCGCTGCAGACAACTACTACATTGGTTGGCGCTGGTTTGCCAGCAGCTAAAACTATTGGTGGTGTTGTGCGGCAGGCAGGAGCACTGGGCGCTGCCAGCGGGCTGGCAACAGCCATTGAGGAGGAAAAACCCCCGCAGGAAGTAGTTGCCCAAACACTTCTATCAGGATTTACTTCAGCGGCGCTAGGGGCAGGTGCTTTTGGCGTTGGGAAAATAGTCAAAAAATATGTGGGGCCGGCTATTAAGAAAACGGCTGAAAAAGTTGTTCAGCGCTTGGAAAGGGCAACACAAAAATCGCTAGCCAGAGGCAAAACAGGGGTAAGAGCGCTCTTGGACAGAAAAATATGGGGGTCGTATGGCAAGATTTTGCGGGAGGTCGGAGACGGCATAGAAGCTGATGAGTTGGCAATCCAAGACGCCCTCCGAAGGCAAAGTATTGTTGACCACGAGGAGGTTTCCAAACTTCTTAATGATGTGGCAAGAAAGTTTGAGAGCGGACTAAGAAAAGGCCCCAAGAGACTACCGCAAAAATTAAAAGCGCTGATTGCCCAAGCGCCAGATTCCTTTGATAGTTTAGACGATTTTCAGACTTGGATTTCTGAAAGATTAACCCAGCGGGAATGGAATGCCGCTGCCACATCACTGAACGAAACAGTGGGCGAGCTGCGCAAGCGGATGCTGGTGGATATGAGCAAGATTTATCAGGAAGCAATCGGCACACCACAGCCCGATGATAAGTTTATTCAGCAAGTAGCCAATCGGGTAAGATTATCCCGCCGCCAAGAAGTTTTTGACCTGATGGATAAGCCAGAGTTGACCTATGCGGAACTCAATAATTTCCGCCGCCTGCTAGACCACGAGATTCTTGGCTCACGAGCTTATGAAGGCGACGCTGTCAGTTCAGCCATTAGGGGGTCAATCAAGGACTTGGCGAGAGTGGCCAGAAACACTGTCAAGAGAAACACGCCGACTGAGCCGTTCTTTAGTGATATGAGTGAGTTAATAAATGCTAGGAAATTGCTTGTTAACGCAGCTGCTAAGGCAGAAAAGAAGGGATTGGTAGGCATTAGCGATTTGGCGGTTGCTTTGGCTATTCCTGGCGGCAAGTTTGATATTCCAGCTATTGTGGCTAGAAGAGCGGTTATGCACCCCGCAGTCCAGAGCGGTTTTGCTATTGGGCTTGACCAACTGGCTGATTTAATAGAAAAAATCCCTGCTGATGCTGCAGGGCGGATTTCTAGAGAAAGTATAATTTTGCTAATTAGGATGATTAATCAAGCAGGTCGTGAACCCGTTCGTCAACCACCTCCTCAATCTTCTCTTCCAGCCACTCCCCTTCGTCCGTAAAGTCATCATCACCCGCATACTGGAAAGGGTCTTCCAGAGGAGTTTCAAAAAGCAGACGGAATAGTGCCGTCGCTCCAACAAGACCAAGAATGTAAAGTAAAGCGCCCATAGTTAAAGTTAGTTAATCAAATTCGTCAATGGTCTTGACCGATTTGGCCTGGGAAAGTTCTTTTTAAAAGTTTTACCTGTTTTTTTTCAGAAACAGTTTCTTAAAAGTAAAGAAGAGGTATCTCCGTTTCAACCTTGCTAATCCTTTGTCTCTAGGGAAGGTTTAAGCATACTGACTATCCCAAACTCTACGCTATGGTTGAGAAGGGACGGAGGCCCAGTGCGAGACCTTTATCCGTCGCCCATTTTTTATACCTCTTTTTACAGCAGGGAAAATAAGATAAGGTGTAGCTCCTCTTGACTGGCTCGGGCTTAGCGAGATGGACAATCAAACCAGAGTAAGGTTTATCTCTGGCAGGCAACCATCGCAGCCAAGGGGAGCTTCTAGAGGCGAAGGGACTTTTCTGTGAACCGACGATTCCCCTTCTTTAAATCTCCAGTCGGTATAAAAGGACAAGGCGGTTCACTGAGGAGAGACCGCCAATGTCCTCAGTGATTGTGTTCACTTAAGTTAATTATAATCGTTTTAAAAATCTTGTCAAGGGGCAAGGAGGAAAAATGGACTTTCAGACATTTGTTACGCAAAAACTTAACTTCATTAACGACGAGTTAGGCACTTTGAAAATAGCTGTTGACTTATTGCGGGCAGAAGTAGAAATGCTTAAAGTCAGGACAGCTGTTTTAGAGACGCAGACAACAGAAGTCATCTGGTGGATGAGAGCTATTGGCGGGGCTTGTGTTGCTTATCTGGTTGCCAGTTTGCTAAAACTTATCCACACTCTAAAAAGAAAATAGCTGGTATAATAAATTAACAGTTCTTTTACAAAACCTAGTTAAGAAAAAGAAAGGAGGTAAAGAAATGAGGCGCTTAATTTGCGAGCGGTGCACCCGTATTGCCCACTCTTTAGTTCCAATCAAAACTTGGCACAGGTGGGACTGGGAAAAGTGGCGCTGGGTATGTCTTATCTGCCGCTACGAGAGAGTTTTAGGATTTGACTAGAAGGGAGGTAAAAAAGATGGAAAACTACGCTGAACTTAAAGAGATGTTGGTGCGCAAGTTGGCACAGCTCTACGCTCTTAGGGATTTTATGAGCACCAGCGAATACGATGAGGAAATCCAAGAGCTGGAGGTGGAGCTGTGGATTATCCTTGACGAAGGAGGTGAAAAATGAAAACCGAAGAGGCGCTTCTCATAGCAGAAAGCATTATCACGAGGCGTGTAGAAGCATTGCCGCCAGCAAAGCTTTCTGCTTTTGAGCCAAAAGCGCAGGGAGGGGATGAGGAAACCGCTGTCTTACTGCTTAGCGATATGCAGATTGGGCATTTAACGCCGACAACGACGACCCGTGTTGTCCGCAATCGGGCTATGCGCTTGGCAGAAAGAATAGTCAAGATTGTAGAGATACACCGCCAGGCATTTCCGATTAACCGCCTAGCCATCTTTGCTCTCGGTGATATTGTCCATAATGACAGGGTGGGTCGCACTGTCAGCTTGGACGAGCTGGAACAAGTAGTGATGGAGCAGGTCTTTGCTTCGGCTGTGCCGACACTGACCGACTTCCTTCTCTCGCTTCAGCCGCACTTTGCCAAGATTGATGTCTATACGGTTGACGGAAACCACGGTTCGCTTGGGCGCTACTCGGCTGTCAAGACCAACTGGGACAATGTGGTTTACCGCACCCTAGCTCTGCGCTTGGCAGAGCAACCCCGCATCAGCTTTACCATTGCCAAAGACAGCTTTTACCAGAAAGTGTCTATCTACAAGTGGACATTTCTGCTGGCTCACGGCGACCAGATACCAATGCACTTGACCCTTCCCTGGTATGGCCTGACCACACGGGCAATGCGCTGGCAGGGGAGTTTGCCTGGCAAGAAGTTCCATTACCTGACCATTGGGCATTTCCACGTCTGCTCCAGTCTTGACTGGAACGAGTTGGAAATCTTTGTCAACGGCGCTTTCATTACTGACGACCAGTGGGTCTACAAGAAATACGGGCTGTCCAACTCCACCAGCCAGTGGCTCTTTGGCGTCCATCCCCGTCAGGGCATTTCCTTCCGCTACAAAGTGCGGCTTGACTAGGTTTCCTTAACCAGAGAGAGCGCCTCGCAAAAAGAGAAATCTTCTTGTGAGGCGTTCTCCCCTCTTCCTATGGACAAAATTACTCCCCAACAAGCTAGAAACCTGCGCCTGAAAACAGATTTTTGGTTTTTAGAGCGGGTGGTGCGTGATATGCCATCGGCTTTTGCTTTTGAGCCAGTCAAAATCTCAGGCAAGAAGCTGGGCGAGTTTTTAACCGACCAATTTGGCACAAGCGTTGTCCCTTACCGCTTTGACCGTGATTACTGGTTCTTAAACTGGGACGAGTGGGTAGAGATTTTAAGCATTGCCTTTGGCTGGCTAGACAGGCAAAAATACAAAGTGGACAGGTTTGATTGTCTCTTGCCGACAACACCTTTAGTCTGCCGCCAGAACGGCAAGGTTTTTATTTCTGAAGTCGTTGAGCTCCCCGAATATCCTTTGGGATTAGAAGTTTTAGACATTGACCCTGAAAGCGGCAACACCCAATGGACAAAAGTTAATTGGGTGAAAAGCAAAAAAACAAATAAGCCAATTTACACTTTTAATCGACCAGAAGGATTGCTACAAATAACCGAAGACCACCGCCTTTACAGCGGAGGATGGAAAGAGGCATCTTTTTTTGATGAAAACGAAGCGCCGTTAGCCAATAGTGACTGGTCTTGTTTTGCAAATAATGGAGAGCTTGATAAAGAACTTGCCTATGCTTATGGGCTATTTTTGGCTGAGGGGCATACTTCTGTTAGAAAGACAAAGACGACTAATTTTTCTTGGCAGTGGCATATTGATATGCGCCAACGGCAAAGTTTGGAAAGAGCGCAAAAAGCCCTTGAAAGGCATTACGGCATTAAATTGAAAATTGTTCTTTATCCGTCTCAGCGCAAAGGAAGTATTCGGGGCGGAATTGTGGCTAGAAATGATATGTATCGCTTGAAAATCAATGGTCATTATGGAGACGGGCGAAAGTTGACAGAGATTTTTAGACCTCTTTTTTACAACCAAAGAGGATATAAAATTGTTCCTTTAGAGGTTCTTAACGCCAATCTTGAAGCAAAACGAGCTTTTTTAAAAGGATTTCTTGATGGCGATGGGAGTTTCAGAAAAAGGAAAAATAGTTGCAGCTACTCAGCGCCAGTGAAATCACCGACAGCAGTGCTCGGTCTGCAAATAATTGCCGCTCATCTTGGCTGGGGGTTTAGTATGTGTTATGCTCGCAGAAAAGATTGCCCAATTGTGTTGTTCTATCCCGACAGGAAGCGAATTAAAAAAATAAATGTTCACAAGATAATTGTTGTCAATGCCGCCCAGACAGAGGTTTATGATATTAACACCGAAAGTCATCACTTTTTGGCTGGTGCTTATTTAGCTCATAACTGTGATAATTTCGCCTTCCTTTTTTCTGCCTTCAGCGCCCTTGCCCTTCAGGTTAACACTGCTGGGGTTGCCAGAGGCGAGTATTACTACACCAATGGCAAGCGCATTGGCGGGCACTTATGGAACGCCATTGTTGCCCACGCCAACCAAGAGGAATTGCGGCTTTACTGGGTAGAACCGCAAAATCTTCGCTGGAAAGAGCACATTAAAGGTCAAAAAAGATTTGAGCTGGGTCATCGGCTTTACGAGCCGACTTGGCTTCAGTTCTTTTAAAAAGCATTTAAAAAATAGCTATGGAAACAGACTTATTATTAAGGGACGCTCTGCTGTTTGCTGTCATTGGCTTGATGACTAAAGGTGTGGCAATGCTGGAAAGCAATTGGCAAACTGGCTTTATTTTCCTTGGGGCTGGCACGGTTCTTTTTGTCTTGAGAGTTGTCTTAAAACATTTTGGCTATGAGAGAGCCAACGGAAAGCGAACCACCACCTAAAAGATTAGTCAACGCCGTTGACGCATCTATTTTTCTTGCCCTTTTTCTTGTTTTTGCTCCTGTGGTTGCCAGAGCCCCAGAAATGCCCCCAGAGAAGCCAATCCTTTATTTGAGAGCGAATACCTATCTGGTAGGGCAAAAGCCGCTTAAAGCGCAAGTTTTGGCTTCTGCTGGCGATTTAGATTTCTCTTTTGACCGCCTGCGATACAGAAAGTTGATTTCCTGTTTGGCAAAGCACGAAAGCAATTATAATCCGCAAGCCAGAGGCGCTTCAGGCGAAGTAGGCATTTTGCAGTTTATGCCAGCCACTTTTGCCTCTTACTGCGAGGGTGATATTAATAATCCACAGGCGCAGATTGAATGTTGTGATAAAATGTTAAGTGAGGACTTAAACAATGTTTATTTATGGGCAACAGCTAAGTTTTGCCTCTAATGCAGGGAGTTATCAATGAAATTAAGCTCATCTTAAAAGGAGTCCCCCTTTCTACCAACCAGATTTATCGGGCAACAGCAAAAGGGGGCAGGGTTATTTATTATATGACCCGCAAAGGCAAAGAGCTTAAAACCAATTACCAGTGGCAGCTGAAAACCCAATTCCGACGTTCTCCTCTGGTTGTTCCTTTAACTATCAATATCCGGCTTTACTTTAACCGCAAGGGCAGCCACGACCTTGATAACTACTTAAAAATCCTTTTTGACGCTTGCGAAGGCATTGTCTTTACAAACGACAGCCAAATCAGGAAAATGATAGTAGAAAAACATTACGACCCCAGCAATCCCCGCATTGAACTGGACATTTATTAAAAGGTCGGTAATAAAAAATATGGAGTGATAATTTAACTATGTTCAGATTTGACGAAGAAGAAGAAACAACCGAAGAAAGCTCATCAGAAGAATAACCCATTGCTAGTTCAAGACCCTAGTTTTCCACAGCTGGGGTCTTGACTTTTTTT